AATAATTTCGGAAAATCTGCGCTTTTTTACGCAGAATCTCCAGGACTTGCAAAAGTTTTAATTAAGTCTGGCGCCGACGTCAACGCAAAAGATCATTTTCGTAAGAGCCTGCTCCACGAAGTGAGAAGAGTGAAAATAGCAAAACTTTTAGTGGACGCGGGATCCGACGTTAACGCAAAAAATCAATATGGCGAAACCCCACTGCACTATGTTAAATCCGGGGCAATCGCCAAAGTTCTGATAGATGCAGGAGCAGACGTTAATGTTTATGGAAAGGGTGACGGGTCGCAATTTACTCCACTTCACCACGCCAGAAACGCGGTAATTGCAAAAGTTCTGCTGGAGGCTGGGGCAGACGTTAATGCAAAAAGTGGGAGAGGTAATACTCCCTTGCATAGGGTAAGAAACATTGGGATAGCGCGAGTTTTAGTCGCGGCTGGCGCCGATGTCAACGCAAAAAATGACAAAGGCCGCAAGCCAAATAGATTTAAAAAAGTTTGGAAGTGAATGACTTTAAAAAACTTAATTTTATTTGTGAACTTCAAGAATTCACTAAACCTTATGGAGGAATTACTCATGGAAACAGAATTAGATTTTTTTTGCGACCCCCAAAAAAAACGCTTTTTAGCCCCGTTCGAAAATGCTACCGACTTCGGGTTGCTCGATACGGATTATGAGAGCGATATGCCCAAGCTGATTGAACTTCTAGAGCTGCCGGGCGTTGACCAAAATTTTCTGGAAGCCTTAAAAGTTTTGTCAGCGATGGGCTTTAGGCTAATATACGAGTCAGGACAAATACGCATGCAAAAATTTCTGGCCACACAAGAAAAAAATTAATTCTGATCAGGAGGCAGCACTAAAAACTCCCCACCCTGGGCCGGCGGCAATGTCAGAAAGTCACCGCCCTGGGAAGGAGGCAAAACCAAGAAATCCTCGATATCCGTTGAAGTTTCATTGCTTGGAATCACTTTAACGTATATTTTAGCATAGCCGGCATCCGAAGGCAATTCGACAATTTTGGCAAATCCAAACCTATACCCAGGAATGGAGGTAGTTCCCTCAGGAGCAAGGACAACACTGCCATCGCTAACGCTTATCCATAGCTCATCTCCCTGAGTCGCGGCTGTTGGAACAAGCGCATACATGAAGCCTTCAGACATTATCTGTCCCGATGTCCCGTTGGGTAAAAACAGAGAAGGAGCGATACCGCCGCTTGCATAATCAAAATTTGCATAAGAATCGATGGAAGAAAGGTACCCAGCAAAAGCGTAATCGGTTGTGCCGCCCGCTTGCACAATTCCATTTTCAAGAAACGAGAACCCTCTAGAAATTTGATTATTTTCTTGTTCCGCGCTATTGAGTGCGAAAGCTTTGATCACTTTTGGGAAATTGCCGAGCTGCCCGATTAGCGCAGTCCCCTGAAATTGACTGATGATTTTTTGTCCCATTTTTTTTTAGCCTAAAATAGTTTGGTAATTTGCGCGATTGTTGGAAAATTAGTTGTTGTAGTAACGCCGTAGTTCGCGGTTATCGTGATAGTAGCGCTCCCGGAGTTGGTTACGACTCCAAAGAAAACTGGAGTCATCTGGTCACCGGCATTGAAAAAAATAATCTGCGACAGAGTCAGAGATCCTGCTGTCGTTCCTGGGGAGTTTGCGAAAAAGTTAGCGGCCCCAAAAACCGAGGGAGACGCATAATTAGTTGAGTAAGGCGGATATCCCTCATAATCTCTCAAAAGCATTAAGGAGTGCTCAGAGTTGGTCGACCCGCCTTGAAAGACGCTAAAATTTACACGAATGGTCACGGCGTATAATCCTTCTTTGCTAATTGTAAATCTCTTTTCATCAACATCCCAAATAGCGTAATCATCGTTGACAATATTTGTAAAATTAGGAATCTGGGGGTTATATGCCGTGGTCACTCCCCAAGTTTGTGTTGAGCCTTGCGGGAGAGTAACGTAGGTTCGCCCAGGATTTGTAGGCCTTTGCTTTTGAATCCTGACATAAAAACTTGACGTTGAAAGCGCATAACCTACACCAACGGTATTATTTATATTTTTCGGTTCTGCTGTGAAAGCTTGGCCCTCCGTTCCGACGTCTGCCGTTAAAAAATACTGGGCGCCCGATGTAAGCCCCGTCGACCCGGTCCATATTCCGCTTGTTAAAATTCTTCTATTTAACACATCCGCGACGCCGACGCAATTCGCAAATTGTGTCCCGTTTGCGACTGCTTGCTGGTAAGTGGAGTTTGTAGGATTAAAAGCGACAAACTGCCCACTAACGACCGTGGACTTAAACGTAACCCCAGAAATCCATTGCGCTGTGTCCAGAATTTCTGACATGGGGAACCAATTTGCCGCGTCGGTTGGGACAGCAGAATTGGAATTGACCAGAGACTGGTATGGTTTCGGGCCTGACCCCGTATCATAATTAACTATTGTGCCCTTTAGATACGGGTAATTCATTGCATCGTTTTGCGACGGGTCAATCCACTGCGGATAATTATAAATTTGCCAATACTGCAAATTCTCGGTTATGTCTTCGCCGAGTTGGTTGAAGGCCTCACGAGCAACGGGGAACCCTCCATCCTGCTGGGAGTAAGCAGCGGTCCACCCGGTTTGGTATGAGATTTTGGCATCCGCCTGCGCATCGTTCGGAACGTCCGTTTTGTCACCGTCTGTGGAGAAAGGAATTTTGAAAAATTTGTTAGCCATGCTAGTCACCAAAAAAACCGTTATCGAAATTTTGCGGATTGTCCAAATTAAAAGTACTGGTATTCAATATTTGAAAATTAATTTTAACACAAGTGTCCCGTGGCAATAAGTCGTAAGTCCGCAAAGCATTCAGCATTTGCACGGACACCGGATATTTGAAAATGTAGGTTATTGTCAAATTTATCGGAACTTGCGACATCGCGTTGTCAAATAAAAAAACAGATTTTGCCCCGTATGGCGAAAAAACAAAATTTAAAAATTCATTAGTCTGGGGCAAAGCTCCGTTACAATTTAGCTTATAATACCGCAACTGCAGAGCTATTCTGAGCTCTTGTACGCTCAACGTTATTGACCCCGCATTGGGGTCAAAATAGCCATTATCAAAATTATAGGGATTGTCAAATCTAAAAATAAACTCATTTTCTGTGGTGTCAATTAAATTTGGCATGCCCAAAATAATCGCCCAAACGGCGAGCCCAAACGCGTTTGCAGTGGTCAAATTTAAAACGTCAGTATACCAGTTTTGCCAGAAATCTGTATAGTTTTCCTGAATCCATGTAAATTGCTCGCCTACCCATGCATTAAATTTTTCAGATTGACCATTCCTCCATTGCAAGACTTGTCTTGGGTCAAAATTAAAATTAATTTCAGGGGTCGCAGTTGTCATTTTTTTTAGCTCAATATCTGAACGTTAATCCCCGCCGCGCTAACCACCGGTATTTGGTTTTCGTCTATTGGCAAAATGGCAGAAGTGTAAATTCCATCAGAGGAATAAGCGCACTCCAGCGAAACTAAGTCTAAAAAGGGCACCTGACAAGTCACCGCCCCAGCAATCACGAATGGTACAACTTCGGTTCCGACCCCCCAACCGGCGTAGTTGGGCGCACCCCCTGCCACATAATTTAAAATTGCGTTTGTGATCGCCGTTACGGGGTCGGCGACAGAAGCGCTATTTTTTATAGTAACCTTGATCAACATCGGTACGGCGACTGCCCTATCAAACTTAATAATATAAGTGATATCATTGGCGGTGTCCAAAATTGGCACTTCTATGCTGCCTGTGAAGCCACTCCCAGGACCTTTTGTATTGTATAAGATTTGCGCAACTCCTTCATCTGTCGCTGAACCGATGACACACGACCAAGTTGTTTTTGCTAAAACCGTAATGCCTGGGTAGGTTTGGTCGACGTTTTCACTGTTTTCTATTGTTTTGGAGCTCAAAATTGTCGGAAAATTATTAAGAGCGGCGGTCATGGAGAAAATGCTGTTTTTTGACATTAAGCCTAAAGTTTTATTGCGTTTTACGCGAAACTCCTCATCCGTTTGAATTGCGTTTCCCGCAACCCCCGCTGCCGGATTGGTGACGGTCGCCCACCCAGGAATCTGAGATGCGCTTGGGATGATATTTATTGTGTTGATTAATACCGGAACTGGCCCCGCAAGCTGAGCAATTCCGGTCACGGTAGCGCTGCCATTTGAATCAATTGTTACGGTGGATGCCGTTAAAAAAATATCGTTATTAGTAGACTCGATTTGAGTCCCTATTGGAATAATTGTTGCGGCTTGCCCACTTAATTGCAGAATCGCTGTCGAAAATGTACCGGAATCTCTGAAAATTCCCATCAGGGCACCTATAGCATCCAGTTGAACGCCTATAGCTAGATTCGGGTTAAACGCGTTGGCGGTTGCAGCGGAGTTGGCGATAGACTGAGAGTAAAGCAACGTTAATATATCTATTATTTTACCTTGTGTCGTGTCCGATGTGACAACCAGCGACGGCCCGAAAACAGAAGGGCTTTGGAACTGAGCCGATACCTCAGACCTTATATTCGAGGTATCCGGCACAATGGTTCCGGTTGCGTCGTCATATTCAAAGTTTGAACTTGTCATGAATTTTCAGTGTTAATGGTTAAGATTCCGTAAGCAGTTTGGATGACCGCAACGAAAATCAGAACTTGTCTTATGAGTTTGGATTCGACCGTCGTAACCGCCGTAACATCCTGAATTTGCCAAAGAACACTTGAAATCAGTGAGTTAATCTGCGATAAGTTCGGCGGCGTTGTGTTAAAAATCAAATCAAAGTCAAGGCCATAATCTGCACTTAATTCCAGTTCTCCCTTTCGAGTTTGCAAGCCGGACTTGCAAATTGTGCCAACCGCCTCTGCCGAATCCTCAAGTAAGAGCAAATTACCCAAATCGTCAAGAACCCAGTCATTGTTTTCGTCTTCACCCAGAGTCTTTAGCATTTTTAGGGAGGAGTGTTTGGGGTTATTGAGCCACCAGCAGTGATATTTTGGGAAACGGCCAGATCTCCCTCAACCAAAACCCTGTCGCTTGTAGTGATTTTTATTTCTCCGCTTGAAGAAATATTGATAGACCCCTGGGTTAAAGTAACCGTAGTGTCAGAGGTTTTTATCAAAACCTCCGAAGAGGATAACATAATTCCAGTTTCCGCGCCAGGCGTTTGCAATACAGCACCCTCGCCAGAAAAATCAACACCTAGCAGCGCTATTGGTAAAAAAAATGAATTTGAAAAGTTTTTTATTACAAAGTTAGCGGGGGTGCTCTGCTTCCCATTTTTCAAAAAATTAGAAATATCGCGATCGCAAGCCAGCAAAAGACCGACGTCTCCGGGCTCAATTTTAAAATCTAAGGCAATGGCGCTGCTGCCAATCCTGGCCACGGGGACCCGTACCAAAGGCGCCCTGCTCTTTGTTTCATTATTCGTCAAAATATAATCTATTGCGGGCTGCACTTGAACATAGGAAGGGTTGCCAGCCTCAAAAGAAACCACGACGGCGGGCAGAATTGTATCGATTCTAGAGAAGTTTTTCAAAAAAACATGCTTTAGAAGCCCGGTCAGGGTACCCGAGCTGGCTGGGTCGCGCGAGGGCGTTATTTTTGTCATTTTTTTAATTTTTTTTGTAAGGAATGCATTCTGCCGTGTAAGAAAAATCATCTCCACGACTCGAAATATTAAAATATAATTTATAAATAATATAACTACCGTTGAATTCTTTGAAAAGTGAGCTTTTTATTTCCAGCTCTCCCCCCACGCGCGTTGTTGCATCTATGAAAAATTTAACCAATACCCCGTGTTCTGTGCGCTCAATTTGGCCGATCATGCCCGTTTTTTCACTTAACACGCGCTTAACCCCTTTTACCGGCGCAAGTTTGTTTTTTATTACAAGGTTATCATCATCAACAAAAGCATTGATATTTGCGAGTTTGCCGATATGCTCAACTTCATCGAGCGCACCCCCGTTGTAATTATAATTGGGGACGGGAATATTATTCGTTTCAAACCTAAGATTTAAATTTAAATTTTTTGCAGCTTGTCCGCAGATTTCTGACAGTTGCTGCGAAGGTGGGCTGGATATGTTGGCTATTTGTAAATTGGCATCAGACTTTGTTAATGTTTTGAACGAGCATACAACGTCTGGGGGTTGGGAGAAACTCAACATCTGAAACTCTCCCTTGTAAATTAAAGAAACGCCTTGTGTTGGGGTTCCTGCTTCGATGTAAAATATTTTTTTAGCAGTGCTCTCACTGAACGGAGAGAATTGCGAGCACAGAAAGTTGCGAGTATTGTCATTCAGATTTGCTATTTCTACTTGACATTCATTTTTTATTGGGCTTGCGTATTTTGTGCCCCGCGCGCGTATCCAAATATCTTTAACGTTCCCATAATTGAAGATTTGCGGGGTCGTTGCTTTGGGGTTTGACTCGTACGTTTTTTTAACTCCAGCAATCTCGAAAGTAACCTTAACGATTACGGGGTCAAGCGCGACGGGCGATCTTCCTGATATAATATTCTGAAGTTGTGACATGAGCTACTCAAAGTAGTTAATTGAATTTTTAGAATCTTCGATTGCCTGCGTCTCCGCAACAGTGAAGTAGCTTAAAAACTGAGTCTGTCCAAACAACGTATAGTTCGGATATAGCCCGCTGGGGCACGAGAACGCAAAATTTCCGTACACCCCCCATAGATATGGGTACGGAATGAGCAGTGTGTTGGGGGGTGCAACCTGGCCACTTATTATTTGAGTCCCGTCTGCAGAAATTGATATTAAGGTGAGATTTGCCGCAAAAATTACGGCCAAATCAAAAAAAAAATCTCCAAAATTAAAACTTAGCTCTTGGCGTGGCAAGTTTTGTAAATTTATCAAACTAGACATACGTTAGTCCTAATTAAAAAGAGGAGATTTGCCTTGTGCCCAATCGAGAAAGTGACTGTTTTCGCTGGGCTGCACGGTGCCGCGCTCAACGGTTTTTTGATCTTTAGGCTTGGACGGCTTGTAATTTTTCTGATCAGAATCTTCAAAAAGTGCTTCATAAGTGATAATTTCTCTCAAAATCACCCTAGCTACTAAGGTTTTGGCTTTTTGGTTGTCGCCCACTACAGATATTTCCTTTATCCGCATATTAAAATACAAAGACGCGAGATTCTGCAAGATTAGATTTTGCGAGATTGTGAAAGCGTACACGAGTTGTTGGTAGAGAGCTATGTAAAACTCTCCCGTGAAGGTCGCAATTAATTCAATTTCAATGGGCATTCTTATAATATTAAAATTGACGTTGGTCCCGCTCTCCACTGGCTTTGTCGGCATTCTCGACTCCAGTTTATCTCGGGAGGCGGTAAAAAATGCTCCCAAAAACAGCGGAATAAAATTCTCCGTGTAGAGCTGAATCGCATCCAGGGATGCTCCAGACAGCGCTCCTTCTGCCAAACTTATCAGGCCTTCGGTTATTTCAATCGGGCTAATTGTCATATTTTTATACCATCGTCAAAGTCGGCCATGCTTTGCTTGATCTGTTGCGCTAGAATATCTGTGAGTGCGGTTGAAATCCCGCTAGCGTCGGAGGCCTGTGTGTTAATGGTAACGCCGCCAACATTAACAGAAGTTTTTTTTGAAAAATTTGAATACGCATGATACTTGGATGGGAGAGATGTTGCCGTCTTGTAAATTCCGGATATTGCCAACTGCCGCTTGTTCTCTTTTTCTTGTTCGACAGCATCACCAGAAAAAACTCCTTTGACGTGATGCCCAAAATTAGCGGCACTTTCCCCAATCTTTTCAAAAAAATTTGAAATTTTTGTCAAGTCTTTAATTATTACTTCCGTCCCCATTGAAAAAAGCAATTCAGTTTCTTGCCATACTTTTTTTAATACCGAAAGTGGATTTGCCAGCAACTGCATGGTCTCACCCAGTCCCATGATCATGTTACTGAGAATCTTGTGTTTTTCTCTCCAAGCCTCAATCAAAGAACCTTGCCTTTTCTGGTAATGCTCATAATCTTCAAGGGAGTCGCGGGCTATTTTCCACGCAGCCGCAACCGCCAAAATACTCAACGCAAACGGGGCGAGTCCGGCAATTCCACCCATTGCCGCTGCTTCTGCGCCAACGGCGAGTGCCCCTCCCTCTGCGGCTCCTGCAGCTTCTGCGGCTCCCGCAGATTCCGCAGCCCCGGCGGCGATTGACTTTGCGCCTGATTTCCCCATCATTTTTCCAAATTTTTTTTTCAAAAAATGCGCAGATCCTGCGGCGATGCCAACGCCAAAAATTGATGTAAATGTGTCCGAGTGCGCTGCCGTAAAAGCTGCGATTTTTTCGATGATCGTCGCGATTTTCTCAAGTGCAGGCGCAGCAGCCTCTCCAATGCTTAAACCCAAAGTCCGAAATGCATGGTTTACATCTGTCCAAGTTTCATATAATTTTTTTGCTTTTTCTGCTTGATCTTTGGTCACTGTGCCAAGTTTTTTTTGCTCTTCCACCAAATCTTGCACACGCTCCCGCCCTTGCTCCAAAAGCGTTATGGTGCTTTGGTCGAGTCCCATTTTTGACCCGATTTCGAAAGACTGCGCCGCGCCTATTTTTTGAAATTTCTCTGCCAGGTCGGGCAAAATGTCTAAAAAGGTTCGCGCTTTCCCGTGCGAATCCTTTAAGCTTATTCCAAGCTCCTCAAAAAATGGGGTTAGACGCCCCTTCTTCCCCGCGCCAACGTTCGCCAGTTCCATTGAAATCCGTTGAAGGCTACCTCGGAATTCTTCTGCGCTTCCCCCGCTCGCCTTCACAGCGTCCGACCAAGCAACCAATTGTTGCAGATTCTCCCCTGTTCGCTCACTTAGCTCGCCCATTTCACGAGCAAAGTTCATGGTCTCCTTGGTTGCATCTATCATTTTCTCGGCAGCAAAAAAACCTGTTACCGGCATAACGAGAGACTTAAAGCCTTCCTTAAAGGATTCTTGCATTTTGTCTTTGAATTTTTCTGCAAAATGCTCAAAACCTTGCAGCTCTTCTTTTGCTTCTTTAGTTCCTTTTTTCAAGCCTTCGGCTTTTGCTCCAAAGCTCACAAAAAAATTCTTAATCTCCTCTCCCACAGTCACCTCTGTTGCTTTGATAAATATTCATTATAAACCTGATTATTATATGAATCTGCTTGCAGGCATGACAGGAGTTCGCAAGCCTCCTCAAGCGTGTAATATTCCTGCAGTTCCCGCAAAGTTGCCAACTTCTCAACAATCAACGTATACATAATTGAGTTGACGGTTTTGGGAAAAACTCGTGCAGGCCCTCGGTTTATTTTTTTGGGGATTCCGGGGTCCCAGTTGCTAAAAAATCGATATTGTACTTAACAATTTTAATAGCAAGGTCAAGAAATTCGGATGCGTCGGCAAGGTATTGATCAATTCTTAGGTCTGTGCTAAGTTGAATTGCTTCGCCTGATTCCGGAAGATATTCACAATAATGCAGGAGATTTTTAATCATTTTCTCGGACGTTTCCGGAGCTTTCATGGGGTCTTCTATCATGCCGTTTATTGCTGCCTGAGCCGGCCAAACCACTTTTACCGCACTGGACACCGGCACCTTGTAAATTTTAAAATTTTTTGAATTAACACTAACAGTTTGGCTGAATCTTAATTTTTTTAAGTCGATAGTTTCCATTTGAACCTCAATTAGAATTTAGGTATAATATAAAAAAAACAATAAAACAATATTTTTATATTATGGCAAATTTCTTAGATTGCGTCAATTTGGTTTTCTCTGCGGAAGGCGGCTATGTCGACGACCCTGACGATGCCGGTGGAGAAACCAAGTTTGGAATTTCTAAAAAATCCTACCCAAACATCGACATAAAAAATATTACTCAAAACGATGCGAGAGAGATCTACCGTAGAGATTTTTGGGACAAGATCAAAGGGGATGAAATAAAATCTTTTGAAATAGCAAAAAAATTATTACTACTTTCTGTCAACGCTGGAGTCTCACAAGCGGTCAAGGTTCTGCAGTGGTCGCTTCACGATCAGGGATATGACTTAAAGGTTGACGGAATCGTTGGCAAGCAGACCTTAAAAGTCATAAACTTTGACAATTTCAAGGTCACTGAATTGTTTTTCTTGATTGGGATAATAAAATTCTACAAGATGCTCGTGGATGGGCGGCGATCAAACTCAAAGTTTTTATATGGCTGGCTAAACCGCGCGTTTCTATAGCGGCCTGGGCGGTGAGGCCCAAGCCGGTACTGATTAGACTTGCTTATGCTCGTCTTTTAAATAAAAATGCACATCATCGAGAATATCGTTTAATTTTCTTTTTTCAGAGTTAACAAAAAAAGAAAAAATCAGATATGCAAAAATCGAACAAAGGAGCACGAGAGTCCATATTAACCTAACAGATGCGACATGCGTTACGATGTCGGAGTTGCCTCCTATGAGAAATATCGCAAGCGTCGTCCATCGAGCGATCGACTGAGAGCGGACTGCTCTAAAATAAAGTTTTCTCGCCCTGTTTAGGTCTTTTAAGAAAATCATTTTTACCTCTTGTTTTAATTTTCAGAAACCTGCGCAACAAAAAACGACGCAGAACCTTTTCCCCAAACCCACACAGGTTGTTTATTCATCCATATTTTTTGCGTTCACATCTGCGCCAGCCTCCAGAAGAATTCCATAAATTTCATAGTTGAGCGACAAATCGATAGGAGTTTCTCCGCGTTTATTTTTTGCGATTGGGTCGGCCCCTGCGGCAAGAAGAAGTTTTGCATGTTCTGCGGATTTAACCCGATGCAGCGGTGTTTCGCCTAAGGCATCTTTTTCGTTTGGATTTTCTACAGCCTCCAGGAGAATTTTAAAAACTTCGGCGCACGAGGCCCGGTGAAGCGGGGTTTCGCCTGATGAATCTTTTTCGTTTGGATTTGCCCCAGCCTCCAGAAGAAGTCTGGCAGTTTGGGCGCCCATAGCACAGTGCAGTGGTGTTTTGCCCCTTCGAGTTTTAGCGGTTGCATCTGCCCCCGCATCGATCAGAACTTTTGCAATCTCAGCGAATTTAATCCAGTGTAGTGGGGTTTCTCCTGCGATATTTTTGGCATTCACATCGGCGCCAGCATCGATAAGAATTTTAGCAATTTGTGCTGTCCTAGCATCATGAAGTGGAGTTCTACCCCATTCATCTTTTGCGTTGACATCCGCGCCTGAATTAATTAAAATTCTTGCCATTTTCGCGGTTTTTGAGTAATGGAGCGGAGTGAACCCCCTTCTGTTTTTGGCATTAACATAAGCCCCTGCTTCAATTAAAACTTTAGTCATTTCCTGAGATTGAGACCAGTGGAGCAAGACCATTTTATTCTCATACTTCTGGTTGACGTCCGCAAACAAAGCAATAAGCTCTTTCACTTTTTCAATATCATTTAATTTAACAGCAGTCTTTATATCGCTAGAAAGTTTTTCGTTCATTTTGAGTTACTCGGTTAAGTTGAAGATTGAAGGTTTTCCAAAAAAACCCTAACATCAGCGTCTAGCGTAAGTGGTAATTTTTCGAAGTTTATAGGGTTAGCGCCTGCATCAAGAAGCATTTCAGCAATTTTTACAGTTCTAGAATAAAAAAGCGGGGGTTCGCCAAACAAATCTTTGGCATTAACATCGGCGCCCGCATCGATTAGAATTTTTACAATTCCTGCTGTTTTAGCCACGTGCAAGTGGCTGTTTGCCCAGTTATCTTGTATATTGGGGTCGGCTCCTGCATCTATTAGGATTTTAGCAGCCCCAGCCTCCCTGACATAATGCAGTGCTGTTTTCCCCCATTTATTTCTGGCGTTTGGGTCTGCCTTTGCATCTATTAGAATTTTGACAATCTCTAAGCTGCTAGGACAGTGGAGTGATGTACCGCCTTCATCGTGCCTTGCATTCACATCGGCGCCAGCCTCAAGAAGTTCCTTGATTTTTTTAACATCACCGTGACAAACTGCGTTAAAGAGTTTATTTGAAAGATTATTATTCATTTTTAATTCCTCTGTTAAAGTTTGAGGGATTTCCCTCAGTTCGTAAACACAGTATACCCCAACAACCAAGCTGCGTCAAGCGTTTTCTGAAATTATTTTTAAAATCTCAGGACAAACGCAATTGAAAGCGGTAAGTCCATATTTGTTTTTTGCGCGAACATAGGCGCCTGCCTCGATAAGAATTTTTACTATTTCGGAGTTTTTTACTCGGTGCAGCGGGGTATCTAAAAAATAATTTCTTGCGTTAACCTCGGCCCCTGCATCTATAAGCATTTTTGCGATTTCTGCGGTTCTAACGAGATGCAGAGGAGTATTTCCGAGATTATTTTTTGCGTTTACGTCTGCGCCCAAGGCAAGAAGAATTTTAGCAATTTCTGGAGATTTAGCGTAATGCAGTGGTGTATCGCTTATATTATTTCTTGCGTGAACATCAGCGCCGGCCTCGATGAGAATTTTTACTATTTCAGGATTTTTTGCTCTGTGAAGCGGCGTATCTAAAAAATAAGTTCTTGCGTTTACATCGGCGCCCAAGCAGAGAAGTTCTTTTACTGCTTCAATATCATCGCTGTAAACTGCGATAAAAAGCACACCCGAGAGTTGTTTATTCATTGGAATCCTCTGTTAAGTTAAAGTTTGAGGGGTTTCGCCTCAGTTCATAAAACTAGCATACCCCAACAACCAAACTGTGTCAAGGCTTTTTTTAAATTATTTTTTTAAAATTGCAGAGTGCAAAGCGGTATTTTTTTCCTGGCTCCCCCGAGAAGAACCAAAAAAATAACTAACGACTTGTGTCGCATTACTTGAAACGTAACCGATAATCGCGCTCAGAATCATGCTGTACGGCTCGTTTATTTTTTGGTAACTGGCCAAAACCATTACCATGGTAATCGTGATTAAGAAAATAAATAAAATTACGACGCCTAGCCAAAAAACACTAGAGTTTTGAGAATTTTTGTCTCGCGCATCGGCAACGTCGCTAAGATAAGTTTTTTCTAAGTCACAATCAAGGGCTTTTAAGGCCAAAGAAAACTCTTGATCTGCCTGCTTGATTTTGGCTAAAAGTTCCGGGGTAGCTCGCTCAAGAGACAGACCTATCTCCTCCTCGGAGGCATCAGGCCTGTCAAAAATAACACTGCTCAGAGCGTTTACCGCCGTCCCTGCCAGGGGCCCCCCCAGAGCAGAGGCCAGAGCGGGTGCGACGGCGAAAATTATTTTTTTAACCTTTTCCAGCATTGCTATACAGTTTCAATTTTATAGGAGAACGAAAAAAAACAATTTTGGGTTGCCGTGCCTGTTGGTGCGAAGGCTTGCGGCATCACCTCAATCCTGACATTGTCGCTGCCCACGATTCCAGTAACGTTAGACACCAGAGAAGACTCGCCAGTTGCGTTATTGTAAATTGCAACACCGCCCGTCCGCAAGGCGTTATTAGCGTTTGTAAAACTTTGCGGATTCGCTTTTAGGTTGGGTACCGTAACATAAAAAGCCGGCACTACCGGCGGATTCATGCCCACTGTATAATTAACTTGTCCTGTAACTTCAACTATCGCGCCTTCATCCAAAGACACTGCCGAGTACATGGCGTTTACCAGCGCCAGCCCTGTAACAAGGGTACCTGGGTTTGTAAGAGTGGGCGTGTACTCGCCGCTTACTCCTGACCCAGACGGAGAGACGGGAATGTAGGGAGACAAAGTTACCCCTGTCCCCAAAACTGTTGGATTGACGGGAGAAAAATAATCGTAATTAACTTGAATTGTGCCGCCATCCGTAGTATTAAAAAATAAATTTCCTTCCACAATCGTGTCTTGGTGCGAAATAATTAAATCCGCTGAAGCGTCTTTAGTTGAGAAAGTCGCGCCCGCCCAGAATTCAGAATTGTTCAGAAAACATTTGGTTTGGCCGCTGGAGAAAGTCTCAATGGAGAACAAACCGTTGCAGTAAGTTTCGTAAATTTTTAAAACTCTGTGGATTGTGGTGGAGGTATTAAGGTGAGAAACTGCCGTAAACCCGCATTTTTTAATATTCAAATCCACATCAGAGACCGACACGGATGGATTTTTTTCGATTCCCTCAAAACTAACAACCGAGGTGTTAATAGGATTTGCCGGGTTTCCGGATACAGAAAACGATGAGGAAGAGCCCGCCGCGGCTTGAAACTTTATATTTGAAAAAAATAAAGCACAAGGGGGTGCCGAACTTAGATCGAGGTTAACCGTGATTTGGCATTGATTTATGTTCTCCCAAATGGCCCAGCCGCCTAAAGTATTCCAAGAAGCATGGGCGGTGACCTCATCAACCGCGCCTTGAAAAAAATTAGAATTACCAAAATCTACAGAGATAAAAGGCTTGATTTGAAAACTAATCGCGCCAAATTGCGCAGAGAATAATGTTATTTTGTAAGGCTTGCTCGCCGTCGCATCAGTAATTGAGTCGTAAGCATGGGCCAAGCTTGCCCACGGGCTGAAGAAAGAGCCGTCGCCGGTGGTATCGTCTCCATAAAAAGATACGAACTTTTCGTTTTCGGGTTGCACCGAAGCGCTCAAAAAATTCGACGCAGGAACTAACTTTGCAAAATAGGGCGACGCTGTCGCGCTGTCAGTGATGACGACAAAGTCAGATGGGTCTACTACTGTTTTTATCGGGAGTTCGCTTATTATTTTACTGGACATTTTTTTTATCTCATTTTTTTGTTGAAATCGGGCGGTAAGACTCCCTAGAGTAAATTAAATCGCGCATGCTGTCTAGTTTATTAGAGAGTCGTTCCATTTCCGAGTAAAAGTCATTTTTAAGTAAATACTGAGATTTATCATGCGCTTCCTCAATTCGGAGTTGTTCAACTTTCTCCTGAAGAATTTCCACGTACCCCCAAATTTTACCAGTCCACCACCCACCAAAGGCCAAAAGCAAAGCAAGGACCGAATTGAAAATCACTTGCTTGGAGAATTCCTTGTCGGGGGTTGAGCCGTTTTTTTTATCACAGTCATTCAAGTTTTTTGCTCGCTTTTTTCTTTAGGCCCAAGGGCCTCGAATAGATTCGGTTTAAACAATAGTTTTTTGAAAAATTTATTAAATTTTGTTTTTCAAAAACTCTGTAAAGCACTTGTTTTTTCTTCCGGCCAACGCAAAAAAAATGAGTCTCGCTTGGGAGAGAATCCCAGGTATAATCCAAAACTCCAGCGTTTTTAGGTTTTCTTGAAATGGCGCTTTTAAACCCATTATAACTGATTTTGCAAGTTTCGTGACCACACTGCAGATTTTCTAAAAAAACGCTATAGGCTTGCTTTATCCTCAAGAATTCTTCTCCCATGATTCTCTCCGATTAGTTTTTTTTATTTTCCAGCATGGCAGCAAAATCGCTATTTTTGCCAGGAGCCTGTTCTGGGGCGCAGTCGGGCTCAACCCACTCCTCGCTCAAAAACTCAGATTTGTCTTTTTTGGTCTCATCAAAAACGCGACCATCCGAGTCAAATGCGTATTTTATTTTCTCATTTTCCTCAAAACCAAGTGGCAAAGAGTGAGAAATAAGGCTTTTAATAGCGGTTTTTTTGCCCATTGCGCAAAATTCTTTAACCCATAAGGGTGGGTCTCCGCCTCTGTTTTGCCTTTGCGCCCAACCGCGGTATTGCGCAGAATATTTTTCTCGATGTTCCAGCATTTGATTTTTAGAAAAAACGTCAAACACTTTCAATCCGTCAGAGGCGGTTGCGACCGCATAAAAATGCGTAATAGTAGATTCACTCGCCGTTGCGCAAAAGTGTGGAGTGTGCTTCAGGACTGGGGTTAGTCCAAACTCGCATTGGAAGAAATCTCCTTCAATAACTTCTTTTGCGAAAACGGATATACCGGCGCGGCGAGCCAGCAAGAGATATCCCCGGTAGGAGATTTGAAGAGAACAATACGTCTGGTCGCCTTTCGCGTATGGGATGAGATAGGCAAGCGGCGTGGGTCCGCCAACGGTCAATCCAAGCTCTACCGTCGACAAAAACGCCGAGCCAAGGCTTTGAGGCGTGCACAAATGAAGTTTACTCTTGCCCTCAGAGTTTTGGCTTGCCTTTAAAAGATTTTGAAATTGCGCTATCAGAAATTTTGATTTTTGCTCAGAACCCAAGCATAAAAGTTGAACTCGGCTTTTAATCTCACTGCTTTCGACTATTTTAGAGATATTAGATTTTTCTGATTGTATAGATATTTCGTTGCTTTTCATAAAAAAACCTCAATAAGTTAAGTTAAGTTAAAGTTAAAGTTAAAGTTAAATATATTAATGAAGATGGTACCCTAACAATCAAAACAAGTCAAGTGTTTTTATGGATTATTTTTTCTACTTCCTAATAGCGGCTCTGAGGAGGCTTCTAAAAAATAAATTAAATTTATTTACTTTTAGTTGTTGCCCTATCTGAAAAAGTGTGTATAATAGGTTTTATGTGATCGCACATGAGCCGCGCCTCGGGTTTCAGGGGCACCAATCGGAGAAATACAATGGCTTACCAAAATTCAAGCTACAAGGGCGATGAAATTTATAAAATTAATGCTACCGGAGATTGCGTTGTGGGAGACGAGGTCAGCTTTGAGAGAGCTAAATTCTCAGGCTCTTGGCGCAAACCTAAATTCTCAGGGTTCGAGCTTATTCAAGGCAAAATCATTAAAGATAGCTATGGCGCTGACAAACAACAGCACACGTTCACAATTGAACTGGGGGATGGCTCAAAAATTCTCATAAAGGGAAGAAATCTTTATTCAAATGGGACTTACAGAAAGGCTTGGGAAGACGAATCGCAAAGGCATGAGGTGCTGGATGAGAAACATGCAAGGGGAGATTTTGCGAGAGCTGCGAGAGCGGACCGAGTAAATAACCCTCTATGGGGGTTTTGAAATGAAAATTTACAAGGTACCTGAAAATCTTTACAATAAATACCAAGGATGCGGTTACGCAATCGCCGTCACCAAGTCAGAACTTTTAATTGATTTTTGCTATTTTTGTCAAATTTTGGAGGATTTTGATGTTGAACAAAATGAGGACGAAGAAAGCCTTTTAAGAAAAACAATTCAAGATAAACGAGTTTTAGAAGTTTGCGATGCCTTTTCGCCTATGGGAGACGTTCGGATTGGATTTTTATCTTGCTACGAATTTTGCGAGCGCTGAGCTTTGGGACATAGAAATAGAAATTGGAGACGCGCGTGGCGAGTTGAGCAATCTTCAAACATGATAATACACAAATCAGGTTTGATAGTTTTATTTTGCTGCGAGCAGTCCCCAGACTCTGAAAATTATGCAATTGAGCTTAAAAACACAGGGCATATAGATTTTGCAAAATGGGATTTAGAGAAATTAAAAAAACAAGCTATTAAAATTTTGAGTGATTTATAAAAAAACTTCCACGCCTTCAAAAGAAAGTCCATGAAAGCAGATTTTATAAAAAATAATTTTAACAATTTCATAGAAAACTTGGGTTTGTCCAAAGTCACTACAATTAATAATAATTTGTATTTTGGACTCCTGTAAATCCGCAAAAAAACTAAAGATTTTTTTAAGATGAAGGTTGTAAGAGATTTTTTCAGATAAAGCGAAATGTATGTCAATCCAGAGGTCTCTGGAGTTTGAAGGAATCGTAATAATTAAATTTAGAGTTTCTTGGTTTGTTTTTGTTTTTCTGATAAAATCCCTTAACACATTTGTTTCTTGAAAAATCTCAATTTCAAATCTATGCTTTTCATAAATTGGGAAATAAGCGTTTTCATGTTTGCTGTAATAAACTTCGAAGCGTTCCCGTAAAACCGATCTAACACCTTCCAGAACTTGAAAGCATAGACGAGTATCGTGGTTTCGAGTTCTTTTGCTGGACTGCTTGCCGGGAATATCGCCATCGATAACTTCTCTATTCCTTTTAATAATCTCAGCCTGCTTTGCTAAACTGATAGTTTTCATTTTTTCCTCAAGTTGTTAATTCTAAATTTATTAATTCATAACTATAGTGTACGCCAACAACCAGACGCAGTCAAGCCTTTTAAGATTTTTTTATTTCACTACCGGATAACAGCCTGTGGATAACTCTGTGGATAACCTGTGGATAACTACTTAAATTCTGTGGATAACTCTGTGTAAAACCTGTGGATGAAACCCTTTCCCCAGGTTCCCCCCTCGAGCTCCCCCCTCCTACCCTAACCCTTTTTTTCTTTAAAGCTAACAAAATAAAAAGCATTTTGTTATTTGGTTGCCGCGCTGAAAGCGCCTAAATAAGGGTAATAAAAAAAAAAGTGCTTGTCAAGAGAAAAGATTTTTATCGCAATGAATTAATTTATTTTACACATAAAAAAACATCTTGTTTTACAGATAAATCTTTGTTTTTTTATTTTTTGGGTTCGTGAAAATATTTTTAAAATCCACCAAAGAGTGACATTTTGCCCTCTTCCATCACAAAATTTAACCGTCCTTGGTTTATCTATTTAAAAAACTAAAATAGTGTTGACATGCGCCCCAATAAACAATATACTATAAACACTTATTTTTGGGATTGTCCCACTAACTTTATTAATTGGAGTATTATATATATGCTTACAGAAAAACAAAAAACCCTAAGAACTCAAGGCATTGGCGGATCGGATTCAATGATCGCTTGCGGTTTTCCCAACTTCGGAAAAACACCTCTCACTCTATATCTAGAAAAAACTGGTGAAATCGAGCCCCCAGATCTGTCTGATAATTTATTTATACAAGCAGGTCACCGCATGGAGCCTTTTATTATAAAAATGTATGAAGAGCAAACCGGCACTATAGTAGATCAGCCTGAAGAGACTTTTTTTAGCAAAACCCATCCCTTCATGCTTGCTAATGTAGACGGAATCGCGCGAGTTTCAAAAAATAAAAACCAAACGCATGATATTCTTGTAGAAATTAAAAATATATCGCAATACAACGCATCAGAATGGGAATTAGATATCCCTATCAAGTATAAATTCCAGGTCGCTCACTACCTCGCAGTGCTAGATTTGCCAAGGGCAGAAGTGGTCGCTTTAATCGGAGGAATCGATTTAAAAGTATTTAGCTATGAGAGGGATTTGGGAATTGAACAAAAAATGATTGAGGCCGAGGAAAAATTTTGGGATTGCGTGGAAAACAAAACACCTCCACTTCCAACAGCATTGGAAGATTTGAAATATTTAAAATTTAAAGAAGGTGAATCTATAACCGCAACGCAAAAGATTATTGGAGCGATGGAAAAATTAAAAGAAGTAAAAGAGCAAAGCAAGATCATCGAAAAAAAAACCTCTGATCTTGAGTTTGAAATTAAAAGCTTTATAGGAGAAAATGAAATTTTGCAGTATGACGGTAAAATTGTTGCTACCCTCAAGCAACATTCGAGAGAAGGATTGGATGTATCAGCGATTAAAAAAAATTATCCTGATATCTGCAAACAATATTCAAAAAGTTCTTCATATAGAACTTTGCGACTTGCAAAATAAGATGAAAGTTAAAAAATCTAGGAAGGATGAAGAATTTCAAACTTGCAAAGCCATAAAAGAGTATTTAGATTTATTGCCGGAGATAAAGCAAGTCTACTTCCATATTCCTAATGGAGAGAAGAGAAGCCCGATGGTAGGCGCACGCTTAAAAGCCATGGGAGTGCGCCGGGGCATCCCTGATTATTTTATTCCCAGGAAAAGCGGGTGTGGTCGCTGGGCTGGGCTTTTCATAGAAGTCAAATCAAAAGCGGGGAGACCAACCCAAGAGCAATTACAATTTATGAAGCAAGTTGAATTTTATGGATACAGGACCGCAGTTGTGAGGTCGGTGGATGAGCTGCAGAGGGAATTGAAATGCTACCTTTCAACAATTTTAATATTATAAATGTCACTGCGCATGCTTGCATTTATTTTTTTTTGTTTTTATTTATAGAAGATTTTTTAGAAAAGCACGCAATAGGAATTGAAAAGTTGTTTTTTTATGTTTTTCTTTTTTTCTTAAGTTTTAAAATTGGGCAGATGTTTTATATTGTCAAAGGAGGTTTGGCGAAATGAATAATATTACTTTAAACGAAACAGCTTTAAACTTTTTAAAAATTAATTTTTTAGATTACACAGTGACGCGTAAAAAGGAAGGGAGTGCAATCGAAATAACCTACGATTATTCTGGATTACAGAAAAATACTCGCGGAGGGATAGAAAAGAAAAATGACAAAAATATAGCACTTAAAAAAATAAAAATAGACAAAAGCAAATTCATACAACTGGATGAGGCGGCAAGAAAAATGAAAGAAGTTTTGAGTATGCCCTTTACCAAAAAAGAGACTCTGTCGAAATTAAAAAGCATCGCTGTTGAAAAATCATTTTGTAAAGAATTATTACTAGCTAGGGGAAAATTTAATCTTGCTATGCAAGAAATAAAAACTTACAAAAATAAATTTCACAAAATCCCATTAGTTTATGGAGAAGAGTCAAAATGGGATAGAAGATTTAAAACCATAAGTCTTGGTGAAGCTTACTCGAAGTATCTTAAACTAAATCTGCCAAACCCAAAAACGTTCACCATGTTTTGCTTTTCGCTCGCGCGATCTAAATATATTTACAAAAAAAACATAAAAGTTAATTTTGATTTTTATAATTGCATGTTGGAAGAGAAAGGTTTTTTTAAATTTTTAAATGAGGTTAAAAAATGAGATTTCAAAACACAGTTATCCTAGAGGGTTCTGTAACCCGCGTTATACATGAATCCGACAAAGTGATTATTTTTTCTTTGTGCACCAGCGAGTTTACATACCAGACGGATAAAAATTCATTCAAAATTCGCCCTATGCACCATCGCTGCTCAATAAACTATGCTTGCAAAGATTTCGACTTTTTTTCTAAAAATCTTTCAATTATCATACCAAATAAAAAGCGCAAAGACGTCAATGTGAAGCTATTAGGCCAGTTGTTCTATACAAACACTTTTCGGAATTTCAAAATCCCGCAATCGGCTTGGACGCCTGATTTTCAAAAAATTATTAACGATGCTTGCTTTTCCACAATTAAAACTCTAGAATTTTCGGTTCTAGATTACCAAGATTTTTTGCCTACTGACGGGAATTGCAACGCGGATGAAAATGATTTTGAAAATTGCGAGGACGATGAAATGGATGATGGCCAAAAAAAATTTATTAAGTAGGGTAAAAATATGACAGTAAAAAAATTAGACGACAAAACTGCAAAATCCTTGAGGGTGGCAAGGATTGAAAAACAAAAAACTTACAGGTCCCGCGGGAGACCCAAAAAACTAAAAGAACTCGCAGTTGAGGAAGTTTTTAAGCAGTTCGGTGCGTACGGCTCCAAAATAAAGCAAAGTGAAATAAGGGATATTTTTTTATGCCTCGCACGACTGCCAAGAAAACAAATAGAAGAGAGGCTTGAAAGCGATCTTGAGCTGCCAATAATCATTGAGTGTATAGCGAAAGACTTTTTAGAATTTTCGCCTAGAGGAAAATTATTCAGAACATTTATTGAGCGGGAAGCCCAGCTGGCTGCTCTGGCAGAATCGGAAACTGTGGAAACTTTAAAAATTGAGATATCAGAAGATTTAGACGAGTGCGAAGCGAATTATAAAAAATACTTGCAATGATCGCAATGGATTACAAAAATCCAGACTATAAACCAATCTTTCTTGAAAGGCTTCAAAAATTAAAAAAAATAAGGGAAAACCCCAAGTGCCTTCCTGCTTTATTTGGATATTATAAAAATAATATAGCGCAGTTTATCACGGACTGGGGGTGCACAGTCGACCCCAGAAACCCCGCGTTGAACCTCCCTGCTGTGATTCCTTTCATTTTATTTGACAAGCAGGTCGAATGGGTTGATTGGGCGGTTGGTTTATTTTTAAATAACAAGAATGGACTTTGCGATAAAAGCAGGGAGATGGGTGTAACGTGGCTAGCGGTCGCAGTCGCCGTCAGTCTGTGCATTTTTAGGGAAGGTTTAAAAATTGGATTCGGCTCGCGCAAAGAATCTGAGGTTGACTGCGTCGGCTCTGCTGAGCCCATCTTCGGAAAAATTAGAAGTTTTCTCGATTATTTACCAAAAGAATTTAGGGGAGGATATGAAGAAAAATCACACTCAAAACACAAGCTAATCAAAATTCCCGCGACAAATTGCGAGATAATCGGCGAGAGCGGAGACAACCAAGGAAGGTCTCGAAGGTACAGTCTAGTTTTTTCAGATGAAGCCGCGTTTTTCCCTCATCCAAAAACTACAGACAAGTCTCTGTCAGAGGCGACCAAATGCCGAATAGAGATCAGCACCCCCAATGGCACTGCTAACAGCTTTTATGAAAAACGCATGGACCCAACGACCAACGTAATAACCATGCACTGGCGCGACGACCCGAGAAAAGACTTGGATTGGTACAACTCGCGAGTTGAAACATTGCGAGACCCCGTTCTGATCGCACAAGAATTAGATATATCCTACACGGCATCCATCGAAGATAGCATATTGAAAATTGACGATATTAATAACGCTATCGATGCGCATAAAAAGTTAAAAATAACTGCGACAGGGCACCGTGTTATTGGCTATGACCCCGCCGACAAAGGTGCCGACAAAAATGCAATGGCGCTGCGCTACGGGTTTTTGCTTGAATCCGTTGAGGACTGGAGTGGTTTCGGTTCGGATATGTTTGCCAGCGTCCTCAAAGTCTACAACAAGGCTGTGTTTTCTGATTGCCGAAAAGTTATCTACGACGGAGACGGTCTCGGAGCTGGGGTAAGAGGTGATCAGCGAAAAATTGAAAGCGAAATGAAAAAGGGAATTCAATTTATCTCATTCAATAGTGCCGCCTCCGTGCTTTCCCCAGAATCTTCGGATACGTTCACGAGAAAAAACAAAGATTTTTTTGCAAACAGGAAAGCGCAGGCATGGTGGGCGCTTCGCGCAAAATTAATTTATACCAGCAGAGCTGTTAGGGGAGAGTTGGGCGAGCCCATAAGCGAGAATAAACTAATCGCTATTGACGGAAATATGAAGAACTTATCTCAGTTAGTGGCCGAGCTCTGCCAACCTCAGTTCAAATGCGGCGACACCACCGGCAAGGTTTTAGTTGAAAAAAGGCCCGACGGCGCAAAAAGTCCTAATCTTGCAGACGCATTTATGATGTGTTATTGTGGCGGCGGAAAAGAGATCTTTATACCAAAACTTTAACACATGAAAAAACTCAAAGAGTTCTTAAAAAAAAGAAAAGCCCAAAAGGAATTGAAAAAAATGCTGCTCGCGAAACTGGAGCAAGACGAACAAATTAAGCTAAAAGAAAAAATAGAGGAAGAAGAAAAGCAAAAATATTTGGCGTTGCACGAAAAATATTCATATCTACGTGCGCAAGGCGCAACCTTAGCCATTGAAGGTTTGGTGTCGCAAAGCGCTCCAGATTTGAGAGAATTTATACGCGGGTATAACAAAGAAACAAAAGAGATCATCACAAAGGATGAGGCAGGGCAAACTTATGCGATGGACTCATTCTCTGACATTTCGCAAATTGCTCCCTCCCAAGGTTATGTGAATCCCCTTTTGACAAATTGGTATGCGTCGCAGACGGCACTGCCATACGCTATGTGCGATTTGATCTCGCAAAATCCCCTGATATCTAAAATCATTAAAATGCCGGTCCAGGATTCCCTGAGAAATGGATTTGAATTATCCATTAACACTTCCGATGGCGCCGCGCCGCCTGAGATTTTAGAGAAAATAAAAAAACTTAACAACAAGTACAACCTGGACAAAAATCTTTTAGAGTTTGGAACATTTGGAAGAACGCACGGAGTCCGTATTTGCATTTTTCTTGTCAACTCGCCTGACCCTGACTTTTATGAAAAACCGCTAGACCTTTCAAGCATCCCTGGTGGCTCCTTCGCCGGAATGACGCAAGTGGACCCGCAGTGGGTCACTCCGCAGCTCTCCGGAACAGCAGTTTCAGACCCATCCGCAAAGGATTTTTATGAGCCAACCTGGTGGGCCGTCCAATCTCAAACCATGGGCCGAAGCAAAGGTATCACAATGGTCCATCGGTCTCACATTCAAATATTCCGATATCGCGAGGTCGGCGACTCGCTCAAACCGGTTTACAGATTTGGCGGGATTTCTCTACCACAGCTGTTATACGAAAGAGTCTACGCGGCAGATCGCGTAGCAAACGAAGCACCGCAGATGGCCATCGCCAAAAGACTTTTGATTTTCAAAATGGACATGCAAGCCGCCATCACGAACGAGGGACTCATAAAGCAAAAACTTGACTTTTTGCAAAAAGCCATGAATAACTATGGCATTCAGGCCATCAACAATGACGAAGAGATGTCGCAAGTTTCTAGCGATTTAAATGATTTTGAAGCGTTAATTATGACTCAATATCAGCTTTCATGCGCTTATGGGAATGCCCCTGTGACGAAGATCTTGGGCACAACGCCGAAAGGGTTTCAGTCTACGGGAGAGTTCGAAATGAAAAACTACCATGAAGCCCTCGAATCAGATCAGTCCGAGCACTATAAACCGTTCATAAAAAAGTATATGGAATATGTCATTGTGTCGGATATAAATCCAATGCTGCCTGAAGATAAAAAAATATCAATTTACGATATTGATGTAAATTTTAACCCGATGGACTCGCCGACCGAACTGGAGCAAGCGCAGATCGGAAAGACTCGTGCAGAAGAGATTTTGACCTTGTTGCAGGGATTCGTAATAGATCAAAAAGAAGCAAGACAACGCCTCGCAACCGACGAGGATTCTGGTTTTAACGGCATTGACGTTGACGCCATCGTTCCTGAAAGCGGCCAAGGTGATGATAATTTTAACATGGGAGACCCAAATGTTGAAAAAAACTTATCAGCTGAAGAAGCTAAAACCGAAGAAGAAAATTAAAAAAGAACGGTTTCCGGCGTTACGGGGCTCACCCCAAAGAGGAGTTCACGAGATGGCGCCCATAATAACGCCAATGTCGCTTGCACATAGTTATGCTGGCAAGCTTTTGGATTTATCCAAAAAAATGATCAGCGAAGTTGAATCTGCTGTTTTGCATTTACATCAACGAATGCTAGTAGATTTAAAAAGAGTCTCCGTGCAAGATTCGTTGACCTTTGATGAGGAAGAGCCAGGCGACAAATCAGACGAGTTCGAGAAAATTAAGGCACAATTCGAATTTGAAAACCTGAACGCGTTCGAAGCGATAGAGAAAAAGTACAATGATCTTTTTTCTGAAATCTCAGAACCTCTTGCAAAAAAGTTTACGTTGTCGCTCAGTGACGCCTCTAAGAAAGGCGCGGCACACTCAATTAATTCAGCGTCTTCGGTACAGGCAAAAATGGAAAACCCGCTAGAGTTGAAAAGTTCATTTGCCGACATGGGACTTGAGAAAGATTTATCTACAATTATTAACAATAATATTGACTTAATAAAGACAGTTCCCAAAGAATACTTTTCTGATTTAAAAAAACAAACGCAAGAATCTTTCTCAAAGGATTATGGAGAAGGGACACAGGGCATTTATGATTTTCTAAAGTATAACGCAAAGGGAATAAAAAAATACGGCGGGACCGTAGAGAGAAGAATATTGTTTATTGCTCAAAACGAGACAAGAAAAAACTACTCCGCGTTGGCGGCGGTTCGAGTGCAGAAGGCCGGCGTTAAAAAATTTATCTGGCACTCCACCGGAGCAGGCCTTGTTCCCAGGGAAAGCCACAAAGAGCTTTCAGGGCAAACATTTGAATACGACAATCCCCCGGTTATTGATGAGCATTCAGGCGAACGTGGAATTCCGGGACAGACTTATAACTGTCACTGTTACGCCGAGCCAGTAGTGGAGGTCGCACTATGAGCGAAAAAAAAATAGACAAAAATGGATGGGTCAATATACCCAGCAACCCCGTAACCAAGGTCGGAGTTTTTGAGTATCTCGGCAGACAAATCGACCCTTGCGGAAATGATTTCGGTTTGATTCCCGATAAAATTTACAAAGTTTATAGGCCAGCAGAGGAGCTCCAGAAACAAGAATTTCTAGACAGCCTGAAGTTAATCCCTATCATGGATGGCCATGTTATGCTGGGAGGGGTACAACAATCGGCAGAGGATGAGAGCAATTCAGATAAAGTGCCGCTGCGAGGGACATCAGGCGAAGACGCCACTTTTGATGGCACCTATGCACGGGTAAATTTGAAATATTTCAGCCCTTATTTGAATTTTTTAATACAAAATGATATAAAGGACTTGTCTTTGGGCTACATTACCCAGTATGATGATATCTCTGGAGTTTATGATGGCCAGGAATACGATTTTACACAAAAAAACCTTTACGCGAATCACATCGCCGTTGTTCCAAAAGGAAGAGCCGGACCAGATGTATCGGTTTTGGATGAGTTGCAAAAAAACTCAGAAAACCGACATACGTTCACCTATGATAGTTTCGATTTTAACCCTGGAGAGGATTATATGAATGAAAAAAACGAGCAAGACGAAGATGTTGTAAAAAGCGAAACTTCGAAGCTTGGCGATAAAATTGACGAGATGTCAAAAATAATTCAAGGTCTTTCGGCCACTGCCCCAGACGACGACGACGACGGCGACACCCATCACACGACGAATGTTGTCATACCTCAGAAAGCAGAGGACGAAGACGAAGACAGCGAAAAAGCCGAAGATGAAGACGGCGACGACGATGAGTCAGACGTTGAAGACGAAGATGAAGACGCACCTCTGGATTCACCGTCCGAAGCAATGGACTCGAAAGCAATTAAAAAATCAACCTTTGACAAAGCCTTGAAAATAATTTCAAAGTTACAGAAAAAAGTGGCAGCGCAAGATTCCGCAATAAAAAAATTGACAGAAGCCCAAAAATCATACCCTGAGAAATTACTGAGGATGTCGGTCGCCAAGGACGAAATTCTAAAAAAAATAACACCACTAACGGGAGCCTTTGACGCATCAGCGCTCTCGGAAAAGGACGTTATCGAATATGCGCTAAAGAAATTCGGTCTGACCGCTCCCAAGGGCTCTGAGAGAGCAGCGCTGGAAGCTTATATTAAAGGAAAATCCGAAAGTGCGAACAAAATGAGCTCGCTTTCTCAGTTCGCAAAGTCTGGAACTTTTGACAGCGCGTTCTCCTCGTCCCAAGATTTTACAGATTTGGGTTTTGCGAAAGTTTTTGGAAAAAAATAAAATGGGACAAAAAATAATAGATCAATTTCAAGGTTCTGGGGTTATTGGCACTTTTGTGGATACATTCCCAAAAACGATTAAATCCTTTACGCTGAGCACAACGCTCCCTGAGAATAACGTTATCGGAAGAGGCTTTTCCTTTAATCTCGGCGCCTCTCCCACACTGGGTGGAGGAAGCGTAGCCGCGGGCGGCGCTGCCGCAACAAACCCTTTTGCGGGATATCTTGTAGACCCTTATGCCTATGCATCTGTTGGAACAACCGGAGAGCCGCTTGCTCCGAGTCTTGTTCTTCCAAACGGCACCTCGGGTCAGATAATGTTCTCAGGACGATTTTATGCATATTTAGAGCAGTCGTTTGACCCTGGCTATTTAATTTATGTAAGCGAGACCGACGGTACTCTTTTGGCTCAAGCACCTGGGGGAACAACTCCAGCGGGCTACCGAGAAGGCTTTGCGCAAATCGCTTATTTTGCGAACACATTTACCACTTCCACGAATGGCCCCAACGCCATAATCGAAGTTTCAGCCGACGTTGCAAGATACTAGGAGAAAGAAATGCAAAACACAACGATTGATTACACAGAGTCCACAAGAGATTTAAGTGGTCGCCAGGTGCGCAGGGCTTTTGATGAAAAAGATTTAGAAAAAGTTAAAATTTTCAGAAAAGGCCTTAAGGAAGTTATGGACGGCTACGCCAAAAAAAATGGCAGTCCCGCTGATTTTTTTGACTGGCAGAACAAAAACTTCGGACTCGATATTAAGAATTTATTCGGCGGAGCTTTCAGCCCATCGCAAACAAAATTTGCAATGGATGCCGCGATAAATCCGAACGTATACCCTTCGTCGGTACCGGTCCCAATTCAATTTTTGCAGGAATTCGTCCCAGGCTTCTCAGTAAATTTAGTGACGATGATGGTTGCAGATGAGATCGCCGGAAAGCGCAAAATCGGCGAATGGTATATGGAGCAAATCATCTACAAATTCATTGAGTTAACAGGCGACGCGCAAGAGTATTCCGTCGGGGATTCTATGCCAGTTGCCGGGGCTGGGACAAATTTCGACTGGCGCACAATTGTGCGGTCTCAGATAGGAACCCAGACGCAAGTACTGGATGCCGAGCGATTTTCTCAAATAGGCCTCTCCTTAATGGAGCAGTCAACCAACGCAGCAAATCGCGCTTGCGCCATCATCCGCAATGCTATTTTCTTCAACGGTTGGAACGCGACAATTAACAGAACTTACGGAATACTAAACGACCCAAATTTATTCCCAGTTGAAACGCTCCCATCGCTCACTCCTTGGGCCGGCGCGACTTTTGCGCAGATCGTTGGAGATTTATCGTTCATGCTGCAAACTTTACAGCAGCGATCTCAGTCTAATGTAGACCCCAAAAAGACGCCTTGCACATTTTTAATTCCACAGAGTTGTTTTGTGTATCTTGATACGCCCTCATCCCAAATTGGCTATACCCCGCAGAAGTGGCTTAACGACGCCTACCCGGCGGTCGATGTGATGAGTGTGCCGCAGTTTGACGATGCAGTTAGTGGGCAAAATGTCATATATTTAATGGCAGAAAGAATATCAGACCAGTTCTCCACGGACGGTGGAATCGTACTTGATCAACCTGTTCCCGTGGATTTAATGGCGACAGGCTCCAGCATTGATGAATTCGGAACAACGAGAAATGGATTTTTGTCGGCCACTGCCGGCGCCGCCGTCGTACGTCCACTGGGCATTGTAAGCGCAATCGGATGTTAATATGCCAACTGTTTTAAGCAATTTGTCTAACGATTTTATTTTCTCTAAGAGTTCTGATCCCATGGACGTCTCTGCTCAGATTTTAATCCGGGGAGGCAGTAAAGAAAACCCAGGTGTCAGCCCCGTGAGCGATGACGATCTTGCGTTTTTGCGAACCGTGTCACAATTTGTGGACTATGAGAAAAAAAAGAATTTTATAGTTGAGGATAGCTAAAATGCCAAAAATAATATCTACCAGTGGAAGCACTGTTAATTTTTCGGGATTTGAGGAAATTTGCGGAGGCGAGGATGGGAAAACGGCGCTCAAATGGGTAAAAAATCGCCAAGTTACCGTGAAAGGACGGGCGAATGTCATCCAAAGAAACAAAATAACCGGCCTGCTAACGGTTTCCGAGTCAGAAGAAACCGTTGTTAGCGATGAAGATTTAGAATTTTTAAAATCGCATAAGCTTTTCAAGAAAATTATGGCAGACGGGTTTTACGAGATTGTAGGAGACAAAGAAAAACTAGAAAAAAACAAGGTCGCAAAGGCTGGTCTTAAAAAAAAGGATAAATCTGCACAGTACACAACTGAGGACTTAAAAACGATAAAAGGAGTGCCAACAGAAACTCAAAATATAGGCGATGACCCTCGAGGGATTATCAAAATTGGAAAAATGAGCGTGGGCCTTGAGAAAAACCCCGGAGCGCCCTTGTGAGTCAGGCCGTTTTTGAATTTGACGTTCCTAAATTCAGGCTTTCCTACCCCGAATTTGAGAGCCCCGTGGATTTTCCTGAACCGTACCTTGAAGAAATTTGGGAGCAAGCAATATGCATTATCCCCTCAGTTATAAATAACGGGTCTCTCTCAGGGAATTGCCGCTATCGCGCGATCACGCTTCTGGTTGCTCATATCGCAAAGCAGAATAAAATATCAAGAGAGAGCAATTACGAAAAAGTTTCCGGCATCGATGTTTCCGGAAAAGTGGGAGAAGTCTCGAACCAGGTTATGCCCCCACCGGTGAATGATTTGTTTTTATACGACCTTGCCAGCACAACTTACGGAAAACAGCTTTATATGATTCTGAAATCTGCCTCAATGGGTGGAGTTTACGCAGGAGGAGCTCCGGAGCGCGAGGCTTTTCGGAAAGTCGGCGGCAGATTTTCTTGGTAAAAATATATGGACTTCGAAGCTGAAAAAAAATCAGGTTGGGAAAAATTGGAAAAGTTAATTGCCGACGCCGACCAAAATTACTACGCCCGAGTAGGCATCCTGGGGGGGAAGAGATACGCCCCAAAGAACAAAGAAGAAAAAGGTGAGCTTGTTGCAAAGGTTGCGGCTATTAATGAGTTTGGAGCCCCCAAGAAAAATATTCCGCCACGGCCAACGGTGCGACCTGCAATTAAAAAAAACAAAAAAAAATATTTGCAAATTTTCGAAAATATGCTTGCTGGGTTGGGCGAAACAACCACCATGCCCGAAATTTTAGAGACGGTTGCAATATCAGCGGTTGCAGATATACAGGCCGAAATAGCAAAAATTCAAAGCCCTGCCCTTAGGCCTTCGACCATAAAAGCCAGAGCGCGTGAAAGGGTGACGGCGCACCACTTGATTCCGCTGATAGATGACAAAACGACTAAAGAAAATTTACCCGAAATTGGAGGACTCACCAAACCCCTCATAAATCAAGCGATTTTATTAAATTCTTATACTTACGATATAAAAAAAATAGGGGAAAGTTAATAATGGGAGTTCCCGGTTCAAATACTTTAAACGCTGCGTTTAGGTTAATTCGAAAAACAAAAGTCTTGTATTACAAGGCCTTAACGCCAACCGTGGATGCCGTCGGGCGCAAGGTCAACGTCTACGAAGCTCCTGTAGAGATTTACGGAAGTTTACAACCCGTAAAGAGAAACTTATATCAAGAATACGGGTTAGATTTCTCTAAGAATTACGCAAACTTTTATGCTTCTTTTGATTTTTTGGGCGTTGAGCGTGATGGCTCCGGGGATAAAATTGTGTATAATGGGCAGAGTTTCCAAATCCTAAGCGTGCAAGACTGGTTTTCCGTTGATGGCTGGAAAGTGGCACTTTTGGTGAAGATACCAGGTTAAAATGTGAATGAATACGAGCAAATTTTGCTTTTTCGAGATATCCTAGAAACTGAGCTGTTTGAGTTAGGGCTTTCCGACGTCACTGTGCAGCGTTTCAATCAGCCCTTAGCGCAAGGCGCCAATTCGGGGAGATCTCTGTATTTTAGCAAAATTGCTGACACCGCATACGCTTTTCCGGGAACCACGATTCTGGGTCAACCGGGAGATGCGTCGGGACAAACTCAAACAGAAATGCTATATGATACTGACTGGCAGGTTTCGGCGCTGGTTAAAGAAATCCCAGGAACAACGGATATAACCTCCGGGGATTTAATAGCAATTGCTCGAGATATTCTCATGTTCGATGCGTCGCTAAAAAAGTTTGCAGATGCGAAGACTTCGCTGCTAAGGGTCGAATCGCTCAGGTCTCCAGCATTCTTGGATGATTTTAATCAATTTGAATTTGCCCCATCCTTTGATTTTGTGCTCCGGCATGCTAGAATGTATATAAAGCAAATTGACTTCGTGACGCAAACTTCTGGCACAACTACAGTTTTCGAGGAAAACAATGCCAATACTTAATACGACTAACATCCCGCAAAGCGATTACGTAAACATAAATACGGTATTATTGCAAAATAATCTTATCGCACAGCGGGACTTCATAACTAGGGTGTTTACCCAGAACCCCTTACTGCCCCCTAACTCCTATCAAGAGTTCCTGAGCGCTTTTCAAGTTGGCTTATTTTTTGGAACCGCTTCCACCGAATACGCTATAGCGTCTTTTTATTTTGGGCTAAACCTTCTCCCCAAAAGCATTACAACAAAGCCGCAAAAAATATGCTTTGCGAGATACTCGCCGACCGCCGTGCCTCCACAGATTTTTGGGGCGAAAGTGACACTGCCGGTGTCGTCCCTTCAGCCAATTGACGATGGCGCGTTCATTTTAACAATCGGCGCTGTCGCGCATAATATTACAGGAATTGATTTTTCAGGCGACACAAACTTCATTGACATGGCTGCGACCATACAAGCAGCAATAAATTCTTTTACCGCCGACCCTCAATTCGCGACAGCCACTGTTACGTGGGATTCAACAAGATTAAGCTTCGATTTTGCCGGGGGTGTTGCCGAAAAAACCACGATTTCTGTCGGGGTTTCCGTATCTGGTACAAATATACTTCCATACATTGGATGGACAACCCTCGCCACTTATGGGAACGGCTCCGACGGAGACTCGATTACCGATACTCTCCAGGAAAGCGCAAGCGCTTCGAATAATTTTGCTTCTTTTATGTTTTACCCAGCACTGGATAATGATGGGACCGTAGAAGCAGCGACTTGGCTGGCGGGCTACATACCAAACTATAGTTTTTATTATTTAATTTCAGCGACTCCAGCGAACGCGCCAATCCTGCAACCGCTGTTGCTTGGGATTGATGCAGCGATGATGATCACCCTAAATTCTGAGCCTGGCGAATTTAAAGAGTTAATCCCAGGAATTGTGCAAGCCGCGACAAATTACAGCGCATCCGGAATCGAGAGCGCAAACTTTCTGCAAACTCCAAATCTAACACCCGATGTCACCACGCAAGCTGATAAATTAAATTACGACTCCTTGTACATAAATTATGTAGGTAGAACGCAAGAATACGGAGTTCCGTATATTTTTTACCAGAAATCAGTCTTATTGCCATCGCTAAATATCTCGCCGTCAGCGCTAATATTTACAAATGAACAATGGCTGAAGACTGAGTTAAATCGCGCTTGCCAGGCGTTAATTAATTCTAAAACAATACCACAGTCGAGCGAAGGAGTCGCGCTAATCACTTCTGTATTGACACCTGTTATTCTTCGGGCCAACACAAACGGCGTCATAACCAAAGGCCAAAGCTTGACGGATGACAATAAATCAGAAATAACAACGGCAACCGGGGATGCTAATGCGTGGCAAATTGTTGAAACAAACGGTTCTTATTTGAAAGTCGAAATTCAAAATGCCGTTGGAACTTTCTTATTGATTTACACGGCAGCTGGAGAGATTTATCAAATTGTGGGCACAGATTATCTCGTAGCCCCTAACCAATAAACGAGAATAAAGATGACGCAAGAAACTTCGAACCAAGGCTCTTTAGGCACAAAAATTATCATTGTCGCCAGCATAACGGCTCCCCAAGGTTTTGTTGTAACATTCAACTCTGACGATAAAGTTATTTTTGAGGCGACTCACCCCACCCCTGTGGCCTCCTTTATGCTCAGCGCTGGGGGTTTACCCATCGCAGTCCCAAACGCCCAGGCCGAAAGAGCTAAAATGGTTTTGAGCACGCTTTACGCGACGGAAGAAGACGATATGCTTAACTTGATTTTTCAGAGGTATATTGTTAGCAAAATCCCCGAAAACATATCGATGTCTGTCACTTTGATCACAGGCCGAACGGCGAAGTATGTGAATTGTTTGCCAATCAACCAGCCCAACGACCCGTTTATTCTAAGTGCAAGCGGAAGAGTGGAAAGTAATACTTGGGAATTTGCCGGAATAAGATTGCCATAATATAAAAAAAATATATAGAATTGAAAAGATTTACGACGCCCCCCTTAAAGGGCTGTAGCGTTCGCGCTATGGCCCTTTTTATTTGCCAGGCAATAACACAAGGGGATAGTAAAAAACAAACAACCTCGATCGATTACGGAAGCCGTTCAGAAAATAGAAATTAAAAATCCCAGAATATTAAAAATAAAAAAAATAATTTAAAAAAAGCTTGACGCAGTTTGGTTGTTAGGGTATACTAGTTTTATGAACTGAGGGGAAACCCTAAAACTTTAACTTAACAGAGGAATTTAAAATGTCTAAAAAACTTTTCAATGCCGTTTTAGCTGGTAGCGCCAAACGAGTACAAAAATTAATAGATTCAGGGGAATGCGTAAATAAAGGGGATAAGTATGGAGATACCCCGCTTCATAAAGCCAAAACCAGCGAAATTGCTCAAATCCTTATAGACGCGGGCGCGGACGTGAATAAATTTAATTTTGAAGGCTACACCCCTCTTCACTACGCAGAAACTGTGGAGCTTGCAAAAACTCTGATAGATGCCAAAGCGGATGTCAATGCATTTTGTGAATTCGGCGCAACCCCTCTTTTTTTTTCTGAAACGCTTGAAATGACAGAATTCTTAATAGCATCGGGCGCAGACGTGAACGCTGAAGATTCTTTTAGAAGAACAGCCTTTGATGCGGCGCTTGAGTGCGGGGTAAGTGAGGATATTTTAAAAGCACTTGTAAAAGCAGGAGCAGTGAGCGGAGAATAAAAAAAATAAAAAGCCTTGACTCATTTCGGTTGTTGGGGTAGAATAGCTTTATGAACTGAGGCAAGCGCCTCAGGCTTTAACTTAACTTAACGAGGAATTAAAAATGAATGATGACCTTTCAAAAGATTTTTTTAGAGCAGTTTATGGCAATGACGTTGGAAAAGTCAAGGAACT